GCTAACTTAGCAATCGGACACAATCTAGCTAGTCTTTTTGTACATCACGGCTCTGTGTCTAATGTTAGTGAAGGGTTCTACACTCCGTCACATAATATTGGTAATACCAACGGAATCCTTGTCTACGATAGTGATGTAGACTCTGGTCGTGTTTATGAGTTAGCTCCTGGTCAGTTCCTAGCACTCTCTGTAAAGTTAGAAGAGACACTATCCCCTCGTGTGTATTGCAAGGCGTCTTCTTCCGAGAATGAATTACAGCTCTACTATTCCGGGTCTGTTGTTTCAACCTTCCAGACAAGGGATGGCTTATCCAGCTCTCCTTTCTTGTCCTTCTCAGGCCCTCCTGTTAGCACGGGTTCTTGGTTCCTGCTGATCCGCGCCCCTTCCAATAACCCTGGAAACGTAAGGATCGAGGGTGTTAGTTTTGAAAGCACTGGTATTCCTCAGATTTCTTCTGGTGTTGTTGAGAAGTCTCAAGCCCTGTCTGGTGTGCATAAACCGAGGGACGGTGATTTGTTTGAAGGGTGGTTCTCCGTTGTAGATTACAACAACGTTTTGGGAGAAGACTTCAAAGCATTTGCCCATATATCTTCTGACGGAAGCACAGGTCAAGGTCTTAGTTTCTGGGAAACCCCTATGGAAGTAGGGAATGAGATAATCTCAGACAACTCCTTAATTATTCTTAAGGAAGGAAGAGACCTAATCATAAGGGAATTGACTGTATCTTCAAATACTATTTCAAATACTGAAGTAGTAGATGCCTTTCCTTCAGAGGTATGGGAAGGGGAGCTTGCTGTTTATAAAGAAGGCAGCACCTTGACTGTGTTTATTGATGGTGTACAGGAAGGCAGTGCTACCATTTCCCCAGCTATGCAGTTCGATAGGCACATTCCAGGGTTGTTGGCCATTAGGGGCAATTCTAAGTTTTCAGTTAGCTCTTACTTGTTTCAAGGAAAGGAGAAGAGATAAGGGAGGTTACGATGTCTAACACAGCGCAACAGGTGGTTGATGGCGGCCTTCGGGTCGCCCCTCCTATCACTGTAAGTGCTGCTAGTGTCCTTGGCCTTGGGTTAGAAGAATGGATGTACATAGCAACCATTCTATACACACTACTCCAAGGTTCTTATCTTGCTTACAGGTGGAGGATTAGTCACAAAAATAGAAAGGAGAAACGTCATGACCAAAAGGACAACTGAAGGTGAACTTGGATTCCTGAGTAAGCTAGTCACCGAGCTTTACCAGAGGAAAGCAGAGGCAATCCTCCGGAATATCGACGGAGGCATGGATGCAGATATGGCTATTGACCATCGTGTAGTCCAAAGTATCGCCAAGTGGGTTCTGGACAATGGTGTCTATGCTGCACCTGATTCTGAGGACAGCACCAGCCCCCTGGCTGCTAGGCTCAAAGAAATCCAGGAGAAGTCCGGTAAGCGGGTGCTGGACTTCAAAGCTGAAGCCAGAGAGCGAGGTCTGGGTTGAGTAAGCTAACTCTTGAAGACAAGTTAGCAATGTGGAATGACCTAGAGATTCTTCAACAGACGTTCCCGTATAGCGTCGAAGGTCTCTGGGACTTTGCACAGATTTGTATCAAGGAGCTTATCCCAGGTCGGCCTGACCTTAATGCAACACAGGCCGACATCCTTGAATACATGCTAACTGGTAAGAAGTACCGCATGGTCCAGGCCCAGCGCGGCCAGGCTAAGACCACTCTTGCTGGTATCTTTGCTGCTTTCACCTTGATACACCAGCCGCACTATCGCATCGTAATCTTCTCCCAGACTAGCAAGCGTGCCACGGAGATTTCAGGCTGGGTGGTCAAAATCTTCAAGAGACTAGACTTCCTGCACTTCATGCTTCCTGACAAGACAGCAGGTGACAAGGATAGTACCGAGGCTTTCGACATTCATCATGTCTTCAAAGGTGGTGATAAGTCTCCGTCTATCTCTTGTTACAGCATCACCTCAGGTGCCCAGGGTGCCCGTGCAGACCTGTTGATCCCTGACGACATCGAGAGTCTTCAGAACAGCAGGTCTGTTGCAGGACGTGAGTGGCTGGAAGAGCAGACCAAGGAGTTCGAATCCATCAACCAGCACGGCGACATCCTGTACCTTGGGACGCCGCAGAGCATGGACTCGATCTACAACAACCTGCCAGGCCGGGGGTACGACATACGCATCTGGCCGGGACGTTACCCTACAGCCGCCGAGGAGGACGTGTACGGGGAGTTCCTGGCACCCAGTATCAAGGCACAGATGCAGGCCGATCCGGGCTTACGCAGCGGCTACGGGCCTTCTGGGGCCAGTGGCGCACCCACCTGCCCGGAGATGTTCGATGACGAGCTACTGATCGAGAAGGAGGTCAGTCAGGGCAAGAGCAAGTTCCAGTTGCAGTTCATGCTGAACACCCGGCTGTCCGACCAACAGCGATACCCCCTGAAGCCGTCTAATTTGATCGTGACGGCGTTCGGGCACAAGGATGGGCCATCCCTCCCGGTGTGGAACAACGCCCCGGAGAATCGCGTACAGACCACTCTGAAGCCGGGTTCCAGGGAGACCGACCGATTCTATGGCCCGATCCCGAAGCCGTACGAGTGGCTTGCATTTGAGAGAAAGGTGATGTACATCGACCCCGCTGGCGGTGGCGCGAACGGAGACGAGACCGGGTACGCCATCGTATTCCAGTTGGGGAACCTGCTGTACCTGTACGATGCCGGAGGCGTGCCCGGTGGGTACGACGAGAAGCCCCTGAGAGAGCTTGTGCAGGCCGCAAAGCGGGCAGGTGTGCACGAGGTCTATGTCGAGAAGAACTTCGGCCACGGGGCTCACATGGCGATTCTGAAGCCTATGTTCGAAGTCGAGCACCCGTGCGTGATCGAGGACGACTACAGCTCCGGACAGAAGGAAGTCAGGATCGTTGACACCCTGGAACCTCTGATGGACTCGCACCGCTTAGTAGTCAACCGGGAGCTGATTGATAAGGACATCGAAAGCACACGTAAGTACCCTGCCGAGCAGAGGAAGACTTACCAGCTATTCCACCAGATGAGCAACCTGACCAGGGACAAGAACTCTCTCAAGCACGATGACCGTATAGAAGCGGTTGCCTCCGCCTGTCGTAAGCTGGTCATGGAGATCGACTACGACTACAGCAGCAAGCTGGAGAAGCAGAGACAGAGAGAGGCTTTAGAAATGCAGGAGATCATGCGTGACCCCAAGAAGCGCAGGGAGCACATGGGCGTTTCGGGAGGCAGCCCGAAGCCGATGAACCGCTTCGCACGAGGGCAGCGGAGCCCCATGCGTCGCTGGCGATAGCCGGGATTCCGGGTCTACAACTGTAGACTCGGTATTACCCGCCACTATAAGACGAGAACTCGACGGCCTTGGTCAGAGAGGAAGAGTCACTCCAGCCCTATTATATGATCTATTCCCTATATACCAGATTCATATAACGTCCCAGAACGTCCTAGTATTCCCAGGATGTCCCGGTAGGGATGGCTGTTTATAACATATCTTTCCCAAGGTGTCAACACTTTCTGCAATAGCCGCCACTATAAGAGGGAAGGAAGAGAAATATTCCTGTAATCCCTAACGTCCAGTAGGCTGTCTCCTTCTGGTCAGGTCGTTGCAGTAAGTCCTCCCTCCGGGGAGGCATGTAAGACATCTTCAATTTACTCTTAGAAGGAGAAACCACAATGCCAGTAACAGGCGATCTTACCCAGAATCAATCTTACGACACCAAAGCCACTGCCTTTCCTTACACTAAGGTAGAGCTTGCCCAGCTATCCGACCAAGATGCCATGATTAACCAGACTTATCTATCTGGCAAGAAAGACGGTGCAGGCATTATCGGTAGTGACTACAATTTGTACGTAGCTACCGGCAGCGCCCCGGCTGACCCGTGGGTTCTTGTAGGCGGTGACGGCACTAACGACATCACACCTGCGTAACTATTAACCCATCCCGCCGAAAGGCGGGTTGTTATGAGGACATTACTATGCCTATCTTAGGGGACATCAATAACAACCAGTCTTACGACGTTAAAGCGACTGCGTTCCCTTACACAATGGTCGATGTCGCAGACCTCACCAACCCTGACGCCATGATTAACCAAGCTCACCTGTCTGGTAAGAAGGAAGGCGCTGGCATTCTTGGTAGTGACTACACCTTCTACATCGCCACTGGCTCTGCTCCAGATGATGAGTGGGTTTCCGGCGCGGGTGCAGATGGAGCGGACGGAGCTGACGGCGCAGATGGAGCAGAAGGCCCACAAGGCCCACAAGGCCCACAAGGCCCGCAGGGTGATGAAGGCCCGCAAGGGCCAGCGGGTGCAGACGGTGCCGATGGTGCAGACGGTGCAGACGGATTCCCCACCGAGGCCCAGTGGAACGACCTTGTTGCTCGCGTGGAAGCACTAGAAGGTGCCTAGTAACAAAGAACATCAGGCTCTCCGTGAGGAGCCCTGCTTTAGCCCTGTCCCTCGCGGATGGGGCTATTTTTGTTTACTGGAATAAAGTTCCTAAATAATGTTTACTAGAACAATCAACAGGAGGAGCGTACGCTGTGACTAGAGCCATAGCCGTAATCGCCGTGTGCGCCTCTCTGAGCGCGTGCAGCGCGATGCAGGGCATAGGTGCAGGGTTATCCGCTCTCGGGCCGTCAGGGCCGTCTGTGGACGCCACAGCCCAGATTGGTGCAGAGAACGTGGCAGAGGGTGACGCAGTAGTAAGCAACCGGAGTGTCGAAGAGCGTGAGCAACGAACAGAGACAGATGCAGGAGTAGAAGTAAGTGAAGTCAGTGGCGTGTCGAACGTCCAGTCAACTAGCGACTCTAGCGTGTCGAGTACCGAGAAGGGTACTGGTGCTGGCGTGTCGCTCTCAGACTTCTCTGCCGAGTCCTTACAAATAGACAAAGTGCCTGGTATGTACTGGCTATTCCTTCTTCTTCTATTTCTCTCTCCTGGCGCTCCTGAGATTGCTAAGTTCATTAACAAGATAAGACGAAGGAAGGACTAAGACATGACCGACTTCAAGAGAGAGACAGCCAAGCAACGCAAGTCCCTGTTCATTGCAGCAGGGCATAGCTACAGCGACCCAGGTGCCTCAGGGCATGGGTATACTGAAGCAGATATTGTACTTGATCTACGTGACAGACTCTGCAAAGCCCTTCGAGCTAGGGGTGTAGTAATTGGCATGGACGGAGAGAAGGGTGAGAACCTACCTCTTCGACAGGCAGTAGAGATGGCTAAGGAGTATGATGAAGCTATCGAGCTGCACTGCAATGCCTTTACCGACCCTGGTGCAACAGGTGTAGAGACTCTTGGTGAGTCCTCAACCTTGGCTTATGCTATTTGCGACACGGTATCTTCTACCCTCGGCATTGCCAACAGAGGCACGAAGGGTGAAGGATCAGGTCAGCACAGTAGACTAGCCTTTGTAGGACAGGCAGATGGCTTGATTGTTGAACTCTTCTTCATCACCAACAAGGATGACTTGGACAGATACTTTAAGTACAAGGATGAGCTGGTAGCTGCTCTAGCAGATACACTAGCAGACCAAGTTCTATGAAGGAAGAGACTAAGGGTAGATGGAGTTCCCGTAAGTTCTGGTCGGCTATGTTCTGGCAAGCAGTGCTTACTGTACTCCTCATCGTAGATAAGTTACCTGCGTCGTCCTTCGAGACTCTAACCTATCTTTTGTTAGGGGGATACTTCTTTAGTAATGTAGCCCAGAAGGTAATGACTAAGAAGTTGTAGTAATCCTGTGGACTCTCTGTGGAAGTTCTAGTTGTTATAGGACTACTGGGAGTCCTCAGGTTAGATGTATCATCTCAGGAGGTTACAAGGGATTATTCCAGATGCAAAACTTGGTACGGAATTGTGCGGGCAGTTCTCGCCGCAGGCGAAGTCCCGCGTCCCCCGTGCCGTCCTTGGCCTGTGGACATCCTGTGGGTATCCTGTGGGAAAGCTGTGGACGCCCTGTGGACAGCCTGTGGACTCCTTCCGTTATGTTATAACATCACAGGGCGTAGCGGGCGACACGGGCAGGGTATTGTTATAGTATAACATTGCATTCTGTGCATACAAGGGCTTGAACCTGTGGACAACCGGGACGGCCTGTGGACAGATCGCCCTGTGCCGCGCTGTGCGGGCCTCTCGGCCTGGGCCGCCCTGTGGGTATCCTGTGGACAGATCGTGGCTCCTGGGGCCTCCTGGGCGGCCTGTGGACCGTTCTGTGGATAACCTGTGCGTATCCTGTGGAGAACCGGGGCGTCGGGCGACTCGCCTGCCCTCTTTTGTTATGTTATAACATTTCATCGGGATACCGGAATCCCTTGTGAATCAGGCACTTGCGTTTTGTTATGTTATAACATCACGTGTCCTGGGATGTCCGCGAGGGCCAGGAGCCTGTGCATATCCTGTGGATAAGTCGGGATTCCCTTGTGAAATCAAGGACTTAGCTTGTGGATAAGCCTGTGGATAAGTGCCTGGGTGCATCTGTCCTTGTTATCCTGTCCTTGTTATCCTGTCCTTTCCTTCCTTGTGCTGTCCTATTCTTCCCTTGTGCTGTCCTTGTGTTGTCCTGGTTGTCCTGGTTGTCCTGGTTGTCCTGGTTGTCCTGGTCTGTCCTGGTTGTCCTGGTTGTCCTGGTTGTCCTGGTTGTCCTGGTTGTCCTGGTTGTCCTGGTTGTCCTGGTTGTCCTGGTTGTCCTGGTCTGTCCTGGTTGTCCTGGTCTGTCCTGGTCTGTCCTGGTCTGTCCTGGTCTGTCCTGGTTGTCCTGGTTGTCCTGGTCTGTCCTTGTCTACACCTGTAGACATCCAAGCAAAGGCAAGGCTTGACAGGTTCGCAAAGGTTCGCTAAGGTTCACCACACAAGCCAAGGCAAACAAGATTCGAACGAATTGCACGCCAAGGCTTGACAGGCTGGAATCGAAGAACTATGATGAAAGCCAAGCAATCCGGGCAGCCTTGTGAAGCGACGGGCTCGCCATTGGAAACCAAGGCAAGGCATCCCATACTGGGCAATGCGCCAAGGTTGACCAGAAGCTCGGAAGGCTTGACAGGCTGGATTCACTGAGCTAAGATGAAAGCCAAGCAATCGGAGCTGTTGCCACAAGGCACTCGATCCGGGTCCACGGTAGCTACTCGACGGACCTAAACAAAGGGAGTAGCGGGGCTTGACACCCGGCAACAGAACGTCTAGCATGAAAGGCAAGTCAGGCGGACAGGAACAGTTCTAATCGGGTCAGGATGACCGAGCTTGACAAGCTGAAGTAGGAAAGTCTACAATTGTAGACAAGCTGCCAAAGCAAGCGGGCAGGATAAACAAAAGACTTGACAGGCAGAATCAAGGCTGCTAAGATGTAACCAACTCGCTGAGAAGCGACACGACCTAGCAAGGCTAGGCTACTCATTCGAAGGGCATCAAGTCGCCCAGCAAGACAAGACTTGACAGGCACCAAGCCAGCCTGTAACATGGTGACCAAGGTGAGGCACTGCACCAGCGGTAGTAATTCAGTGTCAGGCAGGCTGAGGTCCGCTGCCGATAGAATCGGACCGAGCGATACCGGAAAGTGACTCGTAGTCACGACTCGTCCCAGGTAGTGCATGGGGAAACCGGCGGCCCTGGTCAGGCCAAAGTATCTGAGATAGGCTCGGGTATTTTGCACTGACCAGAAGGTGACAAGCATGAAAATGCAAGCTGTGGATAAACTCGCTTTTATCGTGAACTTCGCAACTGCTCGTGAAGAGTCTGCAAAGGTCCGGGAGGCGACTAGCTCGGTCGCTGAAATTAACCAGGCTACCAACCAACACGACCGCTTTATGCTGGCTGACGATGGGACAGCGGGCTTTATTGTCAAGAATGGTGGCGAGCTGATAGCAGTTTTTAGCACCGTCAAAGGACAGGGCCGCGAGCTGATCCAGATAGCTAAGCAGTGCGGCGCTGAATACCTTGACTGTTTCGATGGATTCTTGACCGAGTTCTATGCAAAGAATGGATTCGTGGAGGTCAAGCGGGAGCCGAATTGGACTCCGGGCGGACCTGACGTAGTTTACATGAAACTGGCATGACCTATGGCATAACCTAGCCTGCTGGCCCTTGACTCAGGGGCCAGTAGAGGGTAGGATACGCCTATCGACTGAACAACCTGAGGTGATTACAATGCGTAAGATTGAATCTCAAATGCTAAACGCTATCCAGACTCAAACTGAGTTCAATAAAGGTAATACTTGCGTCGAACTGCTGCCGATGGCTGGTAAAGTTAGCATTATGGAATGCGACTTGGTAGCTAGGGTATACCTGCACGGTAACCATATTGCGACCTACAATCGCTCACTGAACCAGCTCGACATCATGGATTGCGGTTACAGCACCGTTACTACAAAATCCAGGCTGAATGCCTTGCTCTCCGAGTTCGCTCCAGCCTGGCGCATTGTACAGCGTGACTGGGAATGGTTCTTCGATGACCTGAGTCAGGACACTGAGACCCTGATTCCCTGGACAGGCGCAGCGACCTTCCAAGCCGGTACGCTGATCGACCGTTGGTAAGCCTGTACTTAACAGCCGGTAGGCCCTGGATTCCGGGGCCTGCTACGGGTGCTAAGTCAATCCAAGCGCCAAAGACAACCGACCCGATAGGTGACAGAATGGACATTGAACTGATCGAATGCCCTAGCGACTTTGAACACTGGATGGACATCACGGATTCTATGAAGTCTTACGAATCTGAGATTGAAGACTACCATGCCAAAGAAGGGTGCCTTTACTTTCAGATGGCTGATGGTGGTGTCATAGGCTTGAAGGCTGCACGTGCCAACCGGCAACTGATCTTGTCTACACTTATAGACTACGCTGATCCTGATCCGTCTGACCTGCAATGGACTCCGGTTGCATTCTGTAAGAATACAGAAGCGCCGATGCAATGCGACGACACTGGCGATACCATTAACGTGACACCTGAGGTGCAATCATGAGAACTCCTGATTACATTGTGACCTATGAAGAAACGCCGGAATGGCTGACCACTGGCAAGCGTTACGTGCTGGAGGAGGATTTTGATGACAACCTCTTCTCCGTGACCTCTGACAAGGGGGAGCGCAGGATCGTACATGTACCAGAATGCGCCCACCTTGGCTGGAAGAAATGGAAGAAAGGATATATTTATTATGTCTGATCGCTTGAAAGGTTGGCTGATCTTTGCTAGTCTGATCGTGGCCCTGGGGGTTGTGGGCCACCTTGAAACCTACCCTATCTGAGGTGCCTTATGAAAAATCAAGATGCTAAGACCCGAGTGACTGTTAGCAGCCGCCTCTCGCTGACCGAGATAGCTGTGCCTGGACAATTCATTGGCGAGACCCCTTACACTGTGTCACTGCTGCCGCATATCGTCAGGGAAGAGGGCTGGAAGGCTGCCTTGGCCGATGCCATCGCGTACTATGAAGGCGTGCGCCGCGACCTGGATACCATTGACCCAAAGTCTGACACCAGGCTGAATGCCGCTATCGTGTACCTGAAGTCCCTTTGGATGATGGCTGCCGCAAACGAATACAAACCAGAGACCATCGCTGGTTGACGTTCCCTGCTGCCCTTGCTATGATACGAGGGCAGTAGAGGGAGCGCCAAGCTCCGACAACCAACCGACCTGATAGGCGAAGACAATGGCAAATGTAATCCTTGACACCATCGCTGACGTTCGTGAAGACATCTCTGTGCAACTCACTGAGGGTGCTATCCCTCGTGACGTACGCTCGGCTGGATCAAAGCCTGGTGTACTGGACAAGCACCGGACTCGTCTCCGAAACCTCCAGCAGCATCTGAAAGACAAGGGCTCTGCCCTGGTGAAGGCTGAGACTGCATTCGAAGTGGCTGAGGAGCTGATGCAATCTGCTCCCTGGAATGCCAAGAAAAAGGCAGCCGCTATTCTTGAACAACTTCTGACCGACCTGGCTGAAGCTGAAGACATCGCTGATGAGGAGAAAATTGTGACTGAAGGTAATTCTGAGCAGGCTATTGCACGACTCCCTGAGATTGAAAGCACCATCAAGGAGCTGATGACCACCGCTGCAACCTCCCTCCTGAGTGTCGGCCAGTTGCTGAATGAAGCACGGGATGAGTTCGATAATGCTAAGGAGTTCCTGGCATGGGCGGATGAAAAGTTCGGATTCAAGAAGGCTTATGTCTATCGGCTGATGAAAGTGGCCGATGAGTTCCAGCACGACGACATCCTGGCTGGCCAAAGCATCAACGTGCTGAGCAAGCTGGCTGGTATGCCTGAGGAGGTCAAGCAAAAGGCCCGCGAGACTGTTGAAAATGGCGAGGCACTTACCGGCAAGGCTGTGCAGAGCATGGCCAGGGGCGCCGAGGAGGAGCCCGAGGAGGACGACCAGCAGGAGGCTGCCCAGTCTACAGGTGCCAACGAGAACGTCCGTCACACCGCACCGCTGGGCGACGACGAGGGCGCTCCCTGGAATCCCGCGACTGGCTCCGGCGATGCACCGACCGACCCGCCCAAGCTGACCCAGGCTGAGGCCGACCCCGAGGTGCAGCGGCTCCGTGAGCTGGTCTCTGAGCTGCAAGCCGAGCTGGCTGCCGCTCGCCAGGAGCGCGAGAGCAAGGCGAAGGGCAAGGCACAGGCACCCATGCTGCCGCAGTTCAGCAGCGACTGCCTGTACGCACGGCTCGGCCTGAGCGCAGAGCAGGGCGGCGACCCTGCCCAGGTCCGAAAGGCTTTCCGCGCCCTGGTCAAGGCTGGGTATTCCTCTGACCATGCCGCCTATCCGTCCTTGGTTGAGGCTAAAGATAACCTGATGCAAGTGGCTGATGCCGCATAACTATAGGGAGGAGGGCTCCGGCCCTCCTTGACTCTTGAGGGGGTGCGTAGTATGTTAAGCCCTGAGGCAGCCGATATTGTCGGCATCTTAGCAGCAACCGTGGTGGGTATTGGGATTGTATCTTTACTGATATGGGCAAGCCAACCTGACAACTGAGGTGAAGAATGGCTAGGTACATTGGTGATTTTGATACCAGAGTGGCAGGCATTCCCTGCCAGGTGGATGTGACTTTCTACTCTGAGCCCCTGCCGATGCGTATCACTGGCACTGGATTCGGTGACGCTGATCCGCCTGAGCCTGAGGAGTTCGAGTTCAACCTGCTTGACCGTAAGGGCTACCCAGCCAGGTGGCTGGAACGCAAGCTGACCGAGGATGATGAGGTCAGGATACTGGAAGAGTACAAAGACAGCATGAGGTACGAGCCATGATTAGTATTAGCAGCAGCCAAGAAGCAAGACTAGTGGAGCTGATCAAGAAGTGGGAGTCTACAGGTGTAGACATGGATGAAGCCAACGAACTGATTAATCTTTCAATCGCTGCTTACAAAGAACAGCGCAAACAACTGGCAATGATGAGAGGTGCATGATGAGTTGCTGTGACCCTATTGGCAGCCCACTAGATGAAGTTAGTCTTTGTAATGAGTGCGGTGAGCCTGTTGATAGAGATGGAGATTCATTAGAAGTTTGTGCTTACTCTCCTGTAGAGTGTAAGGAATGCGGTTGGGCACCATGCGATGGGAGTTGTTAACATGAGGACTGATAAGGTAGACCATTTCCTGAAGGCACTGAACAAGAGGAATGGCAAGGCCGAGGCGACTCGGCTCTTGCTTCGACATGGATACGGTGGTAGTCTAACTCCGCAAGACAAGGACGAGCTGCTGATATGCAGCCGTATTTCCCAAGCCAAGATTGGAGCATGAGCTGGCATGATGAGGAGACAAGCATGATTATCTTAATAGCTGTTGGAATCACGGTACTGGGTTCTTTAGTGGTATCTGCACTCCTCGCAGGATGCAAAGAAATCGACGAGAATGGAGATCAATAATGCGCTGGACCAATGAACTACTTCAAGCTGAGCAGCAACGCCTTGAGCAAGCCATGTTCGATGGTGGTGTTAGCCGGTACGAGAAGGCCAAGCAGCGGGCCATCGAGTCAGGCGACGAGGCCACTACTGCGCCTGCGCTGAAGTTGACAAAGGAGTTCGTGCAGCCCTTGTCCGAGGGCATCCAGGCTTACATCGACCACACTCGTAGCCGTGGTCGCGGTCGTCCGGCGAAGGCTGTGCCTTTCCTGGAGTGCGTGCCGACCGAGACCCTGGCATTCCTGACCCTGAAGACTGCACTGAACCACCTGAGTACCAAGCCGAGCCTGCAAATGCTGGCCATCCAGCTCGGTCAACGGGTGGAGGACCAGGCACGATTCACCAAGGTGGAGGAGGTAGCACCAGGCTACATCGCCAAGGTAAAAGAAACCCTGAAGCGAGTTCGCTCTAAGTCGTACCGTCACCAGCGTGAGGTCATGGCTGCTGCCGAGCGCAAGCTGGTCGAGGACAAGACCGGACCGTATGCAGTGGACATCGACCGCTGGGCAAACTGGGCAAAGGATGACCACCTGCACATCGGCCTGTCTCTCATCGAGATTCTGACCAAGGCTGTTGTCTTCCGTGGTGAGCCTGTCTTCCGTGTCGGTCGTCCGAGTCAGCGGGAGATGTATCGACTGGAGATTAGCGGTAAGGTATCCGCCTGGATCACCGAGTTCGATGAGTTCCTGAGCATGATGAGCCCGGACTACACCCCTTGTGTGGTTCCGCCCCGTCCCTGGACAGGCCCGAAGGATGGCGGGTATTACATGCCCGAGGTGGCACGGACCCTTCCGCTGGTCAAGGTCAACCGCCGCAAGCACCTCGACGCCCTGACCTACGAGCAGATGCCTGTTGTTTACGAGGCGGTCAACACCCTGCAAGAGGTGGCATGGGAGATTAACACCGACATCCTTGACACTGCCGAGGAAGTCATGCGTCGTGACCTGGCCATCGGTATCCCGCAAGCCGAGCCGCTGCGTCCCGAGGAGTCTCCGGTCCGTGAAGAGCTGCGCGACCTGCGCGGCCCTGAGCTGAAGGCTGCCATGACTGAGGACGAGTGGCAGGAGTTCATGCAGTGGAAGCACGAGGCCAAGGTAGTGTACGAGCGCGAGAACACCAGGGCTTCTAAGTTCATGGCTGCCGCTCGTGCCATCCAGTCTGCCAAGAAGTTCAGCCGCTACCCTGCCATCTACTTCGTGTACACCCTGGACTCCCGCAGCCGTGTGTACTGCCGGGCATCGCAGTTCGGACCGCAGTCTGGCGACCTACAGAAGGCACTCGTTCGCTTCCATAAAGCCGAGAAGCTGGGCGAGCGTGGCCGGTACTGGCTGGCTGTCCAAGGTGCCAACACGTGGGGCGAGGACAAGGCCCGCCTGGATGACCGGGTTAAGTTCATCGAAGGCATGGAAGAATGCATCCGTGACATCGCAACCGACCCGCTGACCTTCCGTGAGTGGGCGAACGCTGACGAGCCGTGGCAGTTCCTGGCATGGGCGATGGAGTGGAACCGCCTTCTGGAGTGGGAGGACGAGGGCCGTGACCCGGCTGAGTTCCCGAGCCAGATTCCGGTGGCCCAGGATGGCTCTTGCTCAGGCATCCAGCACTACTCCGCCATGCTGCGCGACCGTCGTGGTGGTGAGGCGGTGAACCTGACCAAGCTGGACGAGCCCCAGGACATCTACGGCAAGGTGGCTGAGGTGGTGAACCAGAAGATGCAAGACATCCTGGCTGGCCGTGCCAAGATCGAGGTCCGCAGCAAGGGCGAAGAGATTCCCGATGCCCAGGTCCGCAGGCTGTGCGAGGGCTGGAAGTCTACAGGTGTAGACAGGAGCCTGTGCAAGAAGCCGGTGATGACCCTGCCGTACGGTAGTACCATGCTGACCTGCCGTGACTCGGTTCAGGATCACCTGGCAGGGCTGGAAGCTGACGAGGCTGCTCGTGCCAGGGCTGCTGGCCGTGCTGAGAACAGGGTGCATCCCTTCGGGACCGAGGCGCTTCCGATGCAGGAGGCTATCGCAGTGGCAACCAAGCTGATCTGGGACTCCATTGGTGAGGTGGTAGTGGCTGCTCGTGAGGCTATGACCTTCATCCAGCAGGTGGCCAGCCAGGTAGCCAAGACCAACCAGCCCCTGGTATGGCAGACTCCGACTGGATTCATAGTCGAGCAGGCTATCTACAAGACCGAGGCGAAGCGAGTCAACACGCACTTGCTTGGTTCAGCCAGGTTCAACGTGCTGTCTGAGACTGATGACATCGACGTTAACAAGATGAAGCTATCTGCTGCACCTAATTATGTGCACAGTATGGATGCAAGTCACCTGATTCTCTCGGTGATGGGCTTCAAAGATGCAGGATTAGATAGCATTGCAGTGATTCATGACTCGTTCGGGACTCATGCAGGTAAGACCGAGGCTCTTCGGGACGTTCTGCGTAGTCAGATGGTCGAGCTTTACATGCATGATTGGCTCTCCTTCTTTAAGGAAGATGCAGAAGAGCTGATGAAAGAGGAGGTCGAGGCAGAAGTACCGTTCATTGGTACTCTTGACTTGCTGGAAATCCTCGAAGCTGAGTACGCTTTCGCCTAATACACATCTCGATGCAGTAGTCAAGCCCTGTCCGGTTATTCCGGGCGGGGCCTTTCTGCGTCTGGCTTATACTATTTTCTTCTATACTCCCTCCCTCTCGGCTCTGCCGAGCAGCCAGTCCCAGGTCTACAACTGTAGACTCCCACCTAGACTGGTTATTTCTTAACCAATTGATTAAAATCTGACCAGTCTACAACTGTAGACATCCTGCATCTGGTATTAGTCTCCACTATAAGAGACACGTAACGTCCCAGGACAACCATGACGCTGCAATGTAAAGTAGATAAAGAAAGTAAAGGAAGCTAGGTATACTAGGAATACTAGGACTACTAGGACACCCAGGGCTTGGACTACATATTCCAGATAGCCAGTCTACAACTGTAGACAAGACAGTCTCTGGTATTCCAGGTCACTATAAGAGAAGACAAACCAACGCATCGTAAGGAGAGTTTGATGCACGCTTCATTCGAGAAGATTGTACGCACTAAGCCTAAGCGTTCCGACCTTGGTACTGGCAAGGCTGATAAGCAGGCAAAGAAACTCCGCAAGCAAAGGCGAGAAGTCAAGCGTTACGGAGGTGAGCTTTGATTATACGCAACGAGCCTTGCCCTGCTTGCCAAGAGAATGGTCATGACAAGACCGGGAACCACCTCATGGTGTTCGAGGATGGTGGCAAGCTGTGCAATCGCAGTCATTTTCATACGTCAGGAGAACGTCTGTACCTAGCACCTGATGGTACTGATCCTGTCTTCGATGCAGAGATCAACGGCAAGATCAAGTACAGTCCCGAGCAGTTCCGGGAGCTGGAGCTGGATGGTAAGATCAAGGATGAGTTCACCAGGCATCTTGCTATGTCTGGTATGCGTGAGCGTGACCGCTATCAGGTGATGAACGAGGAGGAGCGAGCTGACCTAGAGGAGGAGTGGGAACTAGACCGTAAGCACTTCTACTCCCTGAAGATCAAGCACCTTATTGACCGACAGATACATGGCAAGTACGCCAAGTTGTACGATGTCCGTGTTGGTCACGATGACCAGGGCAAGGTAGCCAGGCACTACTACCCTCGCTTCGAGGACGGTGAATGGGTCGGTGCCAAGTGCCGCAACCTCCCGAAGGACTTCCGCTTCGGGCATCTTGGTAGGATGTGGGGAGATACTGAGCTGTTCGGTGAGCATACCTTACCGTATGTCATCGAGTCAGGCCGTGGTCGCATGGACACCCTGATCCTCGTCGGTGGTGAGTGCGACGCAGTAGCAGCACAAGAGATGCTGACCGAGAGCCAGAAGGGTACGCAGTACGAGGGCAGGTACTGGCATGTATGGTCCCCAACTGATGGTGAGTCCAGCATCGAGCAGATTCGTCGTCGCAAGAAGAGCGTCGGTGCCTTCAAGAACATCCTGCTTGCCTTCGATGACGATGACACTGGACGTAAGCTGACCCGCGAGGTGGCTCGCATCTTCCCGAACAAGGTGAAGAAGGTTCAGATGCCAACGGGTGCCAAAGACCCGAACGATGCACTGAAGCGTGGCCTTGCCTCGGCGTTCGTTGATGCTGTCTGGAATCCCAAGGAGGTATTCGAGGGTATCACCGTCAAGAGTGTCGCCAGTATGAAAGGTGAACTCAAGGCTGGTACACCTAAGCCTGGCCTCGGCTGGCCCTGGCCTAGTATGGACCCTTTGACTCTGGGTATCAGGCCGCACCAGCTTATCCTGTACGGTGCTGGCTCAGGTGTAGGTAAGACCGAGGTACTCCGGCACATCGTCAAGCACTTGGTCGAGGAGCACGGCGAGAGCGTGGGCGTCCTGAGTACAGAAGACCCTTACGTCAAGGTAGCCCGGTCGTTCATTGGTAAGTGGATCGACAAGCGTATCGAGCTGCCACCTAACAACGACAAGTATAGTCCAGGGTATCGTAAGGCTTTCGACTACACCGAAGATGACGTTGATGATGTCATTGATTACGTGGCTGGCCTTAACCGCCTGTACTTTGCAGACATGACCGAGAGCCGTAGCATCGAGGCAGTCATGGAGCAGGTTGAAGAGCTGTACACCATGGGTGTCCGGCATGTAGTCATTGATAACTTGACTGGCATCGAGGTCAAGGACGGTAAGGGTAACGAGCGCGAGGGTATTGACGAGGCACTGAAGACCTTCGGACTGTACAAGGATGGAAAGGAGATCACCATCCATCTGGTCTCGCACCTGAAGACCGTGGGCATCGGTCGTGTCCCGCATGAGGAGGGTGGCGAGGTTCTGCTGTCTGACTTCCGTGGCTCAAGGAGCATCGGGTTCTGGGCAAGCTATGCCATTGCAGTTCAGCGTAACACCCAGGCTGAGACCCTTGAGGAGAAGACAACCACTTACCTGAAGATAGTCAAGGACCGAGACCAAGGTATCTACACTGGTCACAAGGTTGTACTGGTTGGTGACTCTGATACAGGTAATCTCATGGAGCCAAGCCAGCGTAGGAAGTCTACACCTGTAGACACACCTGATAAACCAACCCCTCTTAGAGAAGAGGGGACAGAAGACTTTGGATAGGAGATAGTATGCCTATTGCTATTGGAGCCCTGGTTGCAGGGCTTATTGCGTTCAGTGTTGCTAAACTTTTCGGAGGTAAGTGATGGACGTTGAAGATACAGTTGATCTTTGGGCTCAGGCTAACCGTCAATGGTTGTCTCGCCTGTTTGTTGAACGGTACATGGAGAGCCTATGACTATCCTGACTAACCCGAGAGTTGGTGTCACCATGTCTGACCTTGAACTCCGGGCCAGGCGAGGAGACCCGTGGGCTCAAGAGGAGCTGGAACGACAGGCGTATCATGCTGCCAACATGACCAAGAAGCTACAGCGAGAGCATGGCTTGTCACGAGTGGAAGCGCAGCGTGAGATTAGGCGGAGCTAAGGCTCCGCTTTCTTTGCTAACTGGAATATCAGGAGAGTGCAATGCCCCTCACTTCAGGAAGGAGGCGCATCCGCTTCCGCAATCAAGCACAGATGACACAGGCTATCGAGCGTGATGCTCCGTACCAGTACCGGCATTTGTTCCTGTTGTATCTGCTGAATCAGAAGTACCCTGTCACAATGAAGCAGATCAGCGAAGAGACAGGAGTGAGCATCAACGTGATACCTAAGGTAATCTCTGCTCTTCTTAAAGAAAGCCTGATTACTGATGTAGGTAAGATCGAGTGCCAAGTGACTGGTAATGACAGCCGAGGGTTTGTTGTGAACTCCTTGGATAATGCCCCTTATTTATAGCCAGTATAAGAGAAACCAATAGGAGCTAAAGATGGCTTTCCATCCACGTAAACCTGGCCGTCCTGATGGGACTGGTCGATTCCTTTGTGCAGACCTTGAAGCAGTGGGTCTGCTTCATCAACTGCGCCGGGATGATCCGACCAGTATGCACGTTATCGGCGTGCAAGACCTGAAGACCGGAGAGTCCTGGCTGTTCTTTGATCCTTATGAGAACCGTGACCCTGAGAACAGGGAGGTGCTTGAGGCAGAGGGACAACAAGACGGGTATCTCATCGACGGTGTAGAGTTCCTGCTGGAAGCGGAAGCTATCGTGTTCCATAACTACACAGGGTACGATGCCCTTGCCTTGGAGATTGTGTTCCCGGATGCCTGGCGTCCTAACAACCTCCGCAAGCGTGGCAAGGATGCCAAGTGGTCTGCATTCTTCCCGTACTGGGCGATGGATACCTATGTCCTGAGTACCCTGCTGAACCCTGACCGTAAGCTGCCGCAACAGGCGTATGCCTTGGGCAAGGGTAACGTAGGTCCGCACAGCATCGAGGCGCATGGTATCCGAATCAGCAGATGGAAGCCGGACAATGAGGATTGGTCCAAGCTGACGGATCACATGCTTACCCGTGTGTCCGAGGACGTTGCGATAGGTTCTGACCTCTTCTGGTATCTGATCCGAGAGGAGTGGACAGACCACCAGCATCGTGGTCCGAACCGGGTGACTGGGTACACTATCACCACCGCTTACGGCATGGAACTTCAGTGCGCCCTGGCTATGGCTAGGCAGCAGTACCGTGGCTTCCGTCTTGATATGTCCAAGGCTATCAATCGTTGGCATGAGCTGCACGAAGAGATCAAGGCGACCGAGGAAGCGTTCCGTCCGCACATGCCTCCTCGTCTGAAGATGAAAGCAGCCAAGCCTGCTGACTTCGCTAAGTGGCTGAAGGACTCCGAGAAGATGTACGCCTGGCTGCCAGAAGAGGATGCAGCCGAGATGCAGGATCGTCTACAAGCTGTAGACTTCGATGACATCACGCACATCAGCTACGCAGCTACGCAGTGGAACCCCACTAATAAGGGAGGGAACTACAGCAAGACAGCACAGAAGTATATCAAGGAAGCGAGAGGTAATATCAATGACTATCCTACGCATCAACGACCAATCGCTGGTCCGTTCACTCCTATTGTGTACGAAGAGATACCCCTCGGGAACCGCGATGCTGTCAAGCAAGTCCTTTACGCACAAGGATGGAGAGGGGTCGAGTACAATGACACAGAGCAAGAACACCTCGATGAGTACGGCGAACTCCCGTACCCTTGGTCTGGAAAGATCAACGAGGCCAGCATCCAAAAGTGGAAAGAGTCTGGTCATGTACCGGAATGGGCGGAAGGTATCGCCAGGTGGTACATCCTGTCCAGCCGTGCCAACCAAATCCTGAATGCTAAGGACGTTGCTTACTTCGAGGAGCATGGTGAGTGGCCAAAGCAGCCAGGTGGTCGTCGCCAGTGCCGGGGTCTGATCCCTCGTGCATGGTCGCATGAGTACCGCATGGAGGCGCAGGACTTCTATTCCCGTATGGGAACCTGGCCTGAAGAGGATGAGTGGAGAGTCCCGGCTGTTGCTATACCTATTGGGACCAACACCTTCAGGATGCGTCACAAGAACGTGGTGAACATTCCGAGCCGTGGTCTGTCTCCTCTTCGTGACCTGTTCATCGCAGCCGATGGGTACATGGTACTTGGTTGTGACGGCTCTGGCCTTGAACTTCGTATGCTCGCGCACTTCATGAACGACCCTGACTACATCGACGTTGTACTTAACGGGGACATCCACACTTATAACCAAGAGTTGGCTGGCCTGCCTACCAGGGACATGGCGAAGACTTTCATCTACGCATTCCTGTATGGCTCAGGTCTTCCGAACCTTGCTGCTGTGACTGGGCTCTCTGTTAAAGAGATGGAGCGCAGGGTCGATGAGTTCAAGAAGAGACTCCCTGCACTTGCGAAGCTAATCGCTGCACTTGAGAAGGTAGGCAAGAACTTCGGGCATGTCCTGGCAGTCGATGGACGATGGGGCCGCATCCGTGCCAAGTCCGGTGATCTTCTGGTGCATACCATCCTGAACGTCTTGCTCCAGATGACTGGCTCTCTTTGCATGAAGTGGGGTCTTGTCTTCGCTGAGGATGAGCTTATCAATGAGGGTGTGGCACTTGATGACAACGGCTGGCCTCTCTTTGTAGCTAACGTACATGATGAGATACAGATGGAGGTTCCTTCCGATGAAGTTGAGTACCATGCTTACGAGATTCCTAAAGAGGACTGGAAAGCAGAGGAGAAGCGAGAACACAAGGACGACCAAGGGCGTGTTTGGTCAGCGCCGAGAGTTCTGGATGACGATGCCGGATATTCGGGTACGATCCTAGTGGAGCGCAGGTATCATCGTGCTGGTCATATCCTTGCGGAGCAGATGACCCGTGCTGGTGAGTACCTGGGCATTCGTATCCCTCTCGCTGGTGAGTACATGATTGGCCAGAGTTGGGCGGAGACCCACTAGGAGGTGCCTTGCGTATTAAGTGGACGGACTTGAACCTGCCACCTATCAATCAGAGGGTGTTACCTGACGCCCTCTCTTTTCAGGAGATGCAGATGACAAGTCCTTGCGTAGGGTTATGCCAGGTGGAAGACGGAGTGTGCCAAGGTTGTGATCGAACACTCGAAGAGATTCAGAACTGGGCTTACATGACCGACGATGAACGTGAAGAGATTATGGAGAGACTTCTATGAAAGCGCGTTACAAGACGCACATGGGCGATGACCTACTGGTCGTAGATGCAGCCCGAGTTTCCTTTGCTAAGGAGAGCTGGTACGTTGACGGAGAATACGTGCCGAACTACAACAGCCGGCACTACCAGGCATGGGATCTGTACCGTGACTGGGCACTAAAGACACAGGCGACATGGGATGACAAGATCGGGCATAGAATCCTCAGTGTCGAGGACTTCGGCCTGATCCAGTTCCTTGCAGAGCATGGTCACTGGACTCCTTTTGCACACCCTCAGATTACCGTGGTGATGCAGGCTCCTGTCCCCATCCGGACTCAGTGCTTTAAGCACAAGTCAGGTTTCGTTGAGAACGAGGAGAGCCGACGGTATATCAAGAGTACACCTAAGTTGTTCATACCTGATGAGTTCCGGTCTGCACCTGAGAATGCCAAACAGGGTAGCGGAGGGAAGCATACCCACTCTGACTATTGGAAGGTGATGTACCGTAATCTTTGCAATGAGGCTATCAGTATTTATGAGGGGATGATCCAAGACGGTGTAGCACCTGAGCAGGCACGATTCATCCTGCCCCAAGGGGTAGAGGTTGAGTGGTACTGGACTGGCAGCCTGGCTGCGTTCTCCCGGTTCTATTCACAGCGCATGGACCCTCATGCACAGCAAGAGATTCGAGAGCTGGCCTTCGAGGTCGGTCGTATTATCCAGCCCCTGTATCCTATCAGTTGGGCTGCACTCACCAAAGGAGTTAAGTAATGCAGGTACTCATCAAGGCGCTCATCGCCTTCGCCGCCTTCATCGAGGGTGTCGCCTTCCGGCTCAAGGCTGTGGCCATCGAGCGGCTGGAGCGTCACAAGGACAAGCTGTCGGAGGCCCGCGACAAGGCCCTACAGGCCCGCCAGGAGGCTTGGGATCGCGAGGTGGCCCGTCACCATGAGTCGCTTCGTAGAATACAGCAGTCGTGCTCAGAGGCGGAGAACGATTGCTCTCTGAAGATGCAAGAAGATGACCGCAAACTTAAAGAGATCGAGCTGATTTGAGTCTACAGTTGTAGACCTTAATATCAGCCACTATAAGAGAAGACAAAGGAGACAGCAATGAGTTTTGATTTTGGTGAAAGCCCGGTAGGTGGTGGTTCCTCAATTAAGCAGGCCCAGGTTGGCCAGCATGAGGCACGCCTCCTCGGTATCGTTCATCTCGGTATGTACGAGGACACCTTTGGTGGTAAGAAGAAACCGGCAGCACCTTTTGTGTGTGCCCTGTTCGAGCTGAAGTCAGGTGAAGAGGGTGGTGGTGTCAATGACGATGGTACTCCTATCGTTGTTCACAAGAGTTTCCCGCTCAAGAAAGGCGACCGTGCTTTCCTTACCAAGTTCATGAAGGCTCTGCTCACTACTGAGGAGTACCGTCAGTACGAAGCGGGTGTTCTTGAAGGAGGGTTCGATGACCTGATTGGTCGTCCTGTTCTTATCGACATGAAGGGCAGCAAGGAGAAGGATGACAACGGTGATCCTAAGTACACCAATGCAACCGAGGTCAGTAAGATGCCTACCAAGCTGGCCAAGCTGACAGAGGAACTTGAAGGTGAGCCGATTGGGCATGTGACTCATGCTGCCATGACTGAAGAGGCTCTTCGTGCTATCCCTCCGTTCGAGATTTACACCAAGGTTGAGAAGTCTGTGAACTTCCCTGGCTCTCGTGTTGAGGAGGTACTTGAAGGCATCCGAGAGAAGGAGCCTGAGTTCGGTACTCGCAAGCAGAAGGACGACAGCAAGGAAGAAGGGGACGCCCAGGCACCGCCTGAGCAACAACGTGAAGACCTCGATGAGAGTGAGGACTTCAGCTAACAAAGCAGTGCCACTTGCGAGGTGGCTCTCGTTACGCACTGCGCCTTAATGAAATGGGCTGGCCACCCTCAAGACCTCGGAGAAGCACAGCCTATCCTGCCGCCAATGTAGGCAGTGAAGCGCAAATCGGCTCACGGGGCCAGGGCTCCCTCTTCGGAGGGATACCCTGTGAGTGCCTTTAGAGGGCCGTTAGCTCAGTGGTTAGAGCAGGGGACTCATAATCCCTTGGTCGCTGGTTCGAATCCAGTACGGCCCACCACCTCCTCGTAGCTCAATGGATAGAGCAACAGCCTTCTAAGCTGTAGGTTGTAGGTTCGAGTCCTACCGGGGAGGCCAATCTAAGGGTATTCACAGGGTAATTTGTACCCACTATAAGAGAAACACCGACCTGTTTATTAAACCAAAAGAAGGAGACACTAATGTCTATTGCAATCGAAACTGTGACCCACGAATCCTACGTCGTTGACGGCAAGACCTACAAGAGCCTGGAAGCTGCTGAAGCTGCCATCGCTGCCCTGGAGAACGTCCAGACTGGTCTCGCTTTCGTGGCCGCACAGTACCCGGAACTCTCCGAGCGCGGTGCCCGCACCAAGGCTAACCTGATCGGTGAGTACCTGGATTGGATCGACGCCGGTAAGCCCGAGCTGACCGAGGAAGAGCGTGCCGCTCGCGTCGAGGCCAAAGCTAAGGCTGATGCCAAGCTGAAGGAAGCCAAGGGCGAGTAAGCCTCCCTGGATTCTGTAGCCCTGCCATTACGGCGGGGCTTATTTTGCTTAGGGAGGTTCTATGGCATTTGACATGGGAGAAACCCTGTATGAGAAACCGAAGTCCTACAAGCTATGGCCTAAGGATGGCAGTTTCACTGCACTGGTGGATGCTGATCTATTCCCTTATGTCGTGGGTTTCACCACGGAAGAAGCTAGTTACGCAAAGGCTCTTCTACGTGTGGAAACGCACGAGTGTAGTTCCCTAGAGGAGACACCTGAGTTCGAAGATGCTGCTGACCATCTTGATTGGCTGGTCAACAGTTGGGTGGAAGGTGCAGGTGCAGACTCTGCGAGACTGTACATCACAGATTCCCCTGGCAACTTCCGGCTCGGTGTTGCATTCACCAGGGTTTACAAAGGGACCAGGCCACCTGAGAAACCTCCGTTCTTCTATGCCTTACGTAAGCATCTCGTCCAAAAGCATCATGCGGTAGTCGCCACTGACTGCGAGGCTGATGATCTTATTATCATCGAGATGACACGAAGGAATAAAGAACTAGAGGACCAAGGAGCTGAGATCGGTTCAGATACGCATAAGAAGTTCAGTGACTGCATCGCTGTGTCTACTGACAAGGACTTGCGTATCAGCCCAGGATGGCATTACGACCCTCAGAAGAAAGAGAGGGTGTGGGTGAACGTACTAGGATGGCTCGATCCTGTCTACAAAACTCGGGAGGTTAACGACTACGAGTACCGTGTCCTCTGTAAGTACCACGATGAGCGTCATGAAGACTGCATTACTTACAGTGGCCAGGCTCCTTGTGACCCTGAGTTGTTCAAACGTGGAGCCAAGAAAGGAACAGCCAAGAAGAAGAGGGTTAAGGTAGGTAAGCGGGAGTCTCAGTTCGTTTATAAGCTGAGAGGCGCTGGATTGAAGTTCTTCTATGCCCAGTTATTGACGGGGGATGATGCAGATAACTACCCTGGTTGTCCTCGGGTAGGCATGACTCGGGCTTTCGACGTTCTAAATGAATGCGAAACCGAGGAAGAACTATACGATGCAGTATTGCAAGAGTATGCTAAAGTATACGGCACAAGCTACATGGCTCCTAATCATCGCGGTGGTAGCTGTTCTCTCACTCCTGAACAAATGCTCGTCGAGCAAGGTAGGCTCGCCTGGATGCAACAGTACCCAGGAGAGTTGTGGAGAGAGGACATCTACTGTCCAAGAGGAGATGAGGTGGAACTATGGAGAAGCTAACACCCAAGCGGATTAAGGAAGTCAAGGCAGAGCTTGTAAAGGAACAGGAGTACAGATGCGCTGTCTGTAAGGTAGACCTAAGACGCATCGACTCTCGTAACGTATGCCTAGATCATGATCATAAGACTGGTATTATTCGAGGAGTTCTGTGCCGTGGCTGTAATGGGTCAGAAGGAAAGATCATCAACCTAGCTACCCGGTTCAAGAAGGATTTGACTGTCCTTCAGTGGCTGGACAACTTGGTTGCCTACCTGCACCTACACAAAATCCCTCAGACAGACTACCTGCACAACACTTTCAAGACCGAGGCTCAGAAGAGAGAGCTTAGGAACAAGAAGGCCAGAGCCAGGAGGAGTAAGTGACTCAGAAGATCAAGAGCGATGGCAGCTCTGCGGATTACTACAAGCTACCTCGCAATGCAAAGGAGCTTCAGCACCTTATCTCTCACAAGAACATGAACGGACAGATCGCAGAGATTTTCCGTGCCTGCTATCGTTATGGTGAGGTAGAGCATTCCGAGATGCTTCGGGATGCAAAGAAGATTAAGTTCTATGCTGAGGCAGAGATCGAAAGGCTGACCAAGTGGAGTCAATGATGAACGTGTTCGAGTACCTTGGCCTCCCGGCCTCGCACCGCCCTAGTGGCAAAGTTGTCCAGCTCGTAAAGAACTTTGAAGAGGTTCCTGATAAGAAGATCAAGTACCCTCTGACTGCTCAGGTTAAGAAGGATGGTGTTTATGGCCTCCTCGTAGTAACCCAGAATCAGGCCAAGGTATTCGGAAGGACTGGTAAGGCTTTGTCCAATTGCGATGGGTTCATTGACCCTTGCACCCTGAAGGACGGGGTGTACATTGGTGAGGTCTGCCTTCCTGGCAAGTCCCTTGAAGCCCTGAGCGGTATCGTCAACCCCAACCGTACCAAGACTCTCGACCCTGAGTTGTCTGAGTATTGGTTCGCCCAAAGAGAGTTCTGGTTCCATGACTACTTATCAACCCCGGAGTTCGTTGCTGGAAAGAGCAGTCGTCCTTATGCTGATCGTCTGCGTGATACTATCCTTAGCGGCCTTCCTGTTGTCCGCACTTGTACTGTTGACTCCCATGCTTCTGCTGAGTCTTTTGCACAACTATGCATCGAGAGTGGTGAAGAGGGTGCTGTCTTCAAACAAGAAGCAGGGTGGGTAGCAGGGCATAAAGGGTGGCACGCAATGAAGCGTGTACGCAGGGTAGAGTACGACCTGCTTTGTGTTGACTATGAGGAAGGCAAAGGTAAGTACGCCGGCAAGGTTGCTAACTTAGTCTTCCAGTGGAAAGACGGCCAGACTATCAAGGCCATGCTGGGAAAGAGCTACACTCATGAGGATGCAGAGGGTATGTTTAAAGCAATCCATGGGGATGCCGGTGCAGCTCCTGGAAACCCTCTCGGCAAAATCTTCACCGTGTACGGTCTGCAAGACTCCAGCAAAGGGAAGGTCAGGCTTCCCAAAGTCGGAGAAATCCGTCATGACAAAGACACCCCTGACTTTTAAGGACTTCGTTCTCAATGTTATAGCCATCACTTTTGTGGTGGCTAGTTTTGCTTTAATCGGATTAGTAGGAGGATTGTAATGGCCACCGTAGATCAACTAGAACAGGGCGTGATTGACTGGGCGGAGCAGAAAGGCATCTTCGAGAAGTCTACACCTGTAGACCAGATCGGTAAGACACAGGAAGAACTGGATGAGCTGGTTGAAGAGATCATCTGGGTGAATGACAAAGAAGCCATCAAGATGGAACTAGGGGATGTCCTAGTCACTCTCAGCATTCAAGCAAAGATGCAGGGTACTACTCTTGCCGAGTGCCTGGAGCTTGCCCTTAATAAGATTACCAAAAGAAAAGGCTCCATGCAGAACGGAGTCTTCGTTAAAGAAGGAGACTGAATTGGACAAGGCAACAGAGATTCTTAGCGACATCACGGTGTTCACCAAGTACGCTAAGTTCGTACCTGAGAAGGGCCGCCGTGAAACATGGGAGGAGATTGTATGGCGTAACATTAACATGCACGTAGAGAAATATCCGGAGCTTTCTCTGGAGATTTTCAATGCGTACATGGACTACGTGATTCCCAAGAAGGTTCTGCCTTCCATGCGCTCTCTTCAGTTCGGCGGCAGTCCTATTAAGAAGGCTCCCAACCGTATCTTTAACTGTGCTTATCTTCCTGTTGAGAAGACCAGTGCTTTCCAAGAGACCATGTTCCTCCTGCTTGGTGGCTCAGGTGCAGGGTACAGTGTACAGAGGCGTCATGTAGATAAGCTGCCTCCCCTGCTTGGCCCTGACTACCGGGAGCGAAGGTTCCTTGTCGGTGATAGTATTGAGGGCTGGTCTGATGCGGTGAAGGTTCTGGTCGAGGCGTACTTCTACGGCAAGATCAAGCCTGTCTTTGACTTCAGCGACATCCGCCCTAAGGGTGCAGAGCTGATTACTTCCGGTGGCAAAGCTCCTGGTCCTGATCCTCTCCGTGAGTGCCTGTTCAATCTGGAGCGTCTTCTGGAAGAGGCATTGAAGGCAAGAGGCCGAGGCACTAAGCTGACTCCTATCGAAGTGCATGACATGCAGTGCTTCATCGCTGACGCCGTGCTTGCTGGTGGTATTCGTCGAGCTGCTCTTATCTGCCTGTTCGACCGGGATGATGAGGAGATGCTGAACGCCAAGGCAGGTGCCTGGTGGGAAGATAACCCTCAGCGCGGTCGTGCCAACAACTCCTCTGTTCTCCCTCGTGGTGAGGTTTCTCGGGAAGAGTTCTTTGAACTCATGCAGGCTGTAGAGGCCAGCGGTGCAGGTGAGCCTGGTGTGTACTGGACCAGCGACCTTGACTGGGGCACCAACCCCTGTTGCGAGATTGCCCTGCAACCGTACCAGTTCTGTAATCTCACCGAGATCAACGCCAGTGACATCAAGGACCAAGAAGACCTTGAAGCTCGTGCCAGGGCTGCTGCCTTCATCGGCACCCTCCAGGCAGGCTACACCGACTTCCATTACCTGAATCCGGAGTGGAAGCGGACTACCGAAGAGGATGCCCTCATCGGTGTAGGCATGACTGGTATCGCCAGCGGTGCAGTCCTTGGCCTTGACCTTGAGCGTGCAGCTCAGATCGTGAAGGAAGAGAACGCCAAGATTGCCAAGAAGCTCGGGATCAATCCTGCTGCTCGTACCACTACCGTCAAGCCCAGTGGCACCAGTTCTCTGGTTGCAGGCAGCTCAAGCGGGATTCACGCATGGCACAACGAATACTACATCCGCCGTATGCGTGTCGGAAAGAACGAGGCCATCTACGAGTACCTGGCTGAGAACCACCCTGAGCTGGTAGAGGACGAAGCGTTTCGCCCGGACAGCATGGCTGTTATCAGCGTGCCGCAACGTGCCCCTGAGTTCAGTATCGTCAGGACAGAGACCATGCAAGACCTTCTTGATCGTGTCTCTCGTTTCAATAACGAGTGGGTTCGCACTGGGCACCGTAAGGGTAAGAACTCGCACAACGTCTCCTGCACTATTTCAGTCAAAGACGATGAGTGGCATGACCTGTCCCAGTGGATGTGGGATCACCGGGATGAATACAACGGCATCTCAGTTCTCCCATACAATGGAGGCACCTACGCCCAGGCTCCCTTCGAGGACATTACCGAAGATAAGTTCTTTGAAATGTCTAAGCATCTTCATAGCGTAGACCTTACCCAGGTCCATGAAGAGACAGATAACACTGATCTTGCAGGTGAAGTTGCTTGCGGAGCAGGCGGTTGCGAAATTAACTGACCACTATAAGAGGAGGCAGTAATGCCCCGTACTCTAGTAGAGATTGCAGCAGATATTATCGAAGAGAAGGTCAACCAAGGCGTTGTTTCTACCGACCTGTACATGGAAGGTACTAACAGTGGCCTCAATGTTGATGTAATCATTGAAAATGCAGAGGGATTGTATGACATCGCCGCTGAAGAACTCGAAGAAACCCTCGATCACAATTGATGCTTGGGAGCTTATCGAGGAAGTCCTTAGGGTAGAATCTCCCTCTCCTGATAAACCGCATTGGAAGCTGATTGCGGAGCAGGAAAGAGAACGACTATTGGCTGTCCTTGATCATCGTCTTACTGTTATTGGTGTGAGGCAACAGTATGTTGAGGGAAGCTAATCACTTCGATTGCTTAGTCCTTGCTAAGATGGGATGGGAGTATCATGCAGAAGTGGGGGAACACACCTCGGTCCCTTATTGCGAATCTACAGCATTACTCCGATCCCTTCATGCCACCTCTGACCCTAATCAATTACTCCTTGTTTACGACAGAGGAGGGATACGTGGTTTCATTTGGGCTATGATTGGCCCTATGCTTCCATGGAGTCCTGATCTTGTTGCCATGGACTTCATCTTATATGTAAAGCCAGAGGATAGGGGGTCAATGATAGGGTATCGCCTTGTCTCTGAATACGAGAAGTGGGCGTTTAGTAAAGGAGCTAAAGAGGTACGTATCTCTGTGGCTTCTGGTATCAATGAGGACAGAACTTCTGCATTCTACGAGAGTATGGGGTTCTCTTCTACTGGAAAACAATTTAATAAGGAGGCATTATGAGCAGCGTGTTCAGCCCTAAAACCCCTAGTATCCCCGATCCTCCCGATCCCGCCCGTCGCCCTGAGCGTCGTGAGGGTGTTGACCCTGACGACATCGTAGTGGGTGGTCAGGAGGGCCAAGAAGATACCAGACGTCGGGGTCGTAGGGCTCTGCGTCGTCCGGCAGGAGAGGGTAGTGGTATCGGGACTGGCCTCTCAGTATAAGGAGGTCGAATGCGAACGAATCCCTTGAACGCTCAAGGGTCGGATAAGTCCACCCTGAAGGCGCGTTACGAGCAATACAGAAGGAAGCGTGAGACCTACCTTCACCGTGCTTATGAATACGCCAAGTCTACCCTTCCCTATATCTTACCTGAGCCTGCCTATGCAGAGGGTGAGACAATTCAGCAAGGGTGGCAAGGCTTCGGTGCAAGAGTGGTCAATCACCTGAGTAACAAGATCATCATGACCTTGTTCCCTCCCTCTCGCACGTTCTTCAAGCTGGACTTCCACTCCGAAGTTCGCAAGGAACTCCGGGATGAGGGTTGGGATAGCACCCAGCTTGCCCAGCAGCTTACTGCCATCGAGAACGATGCTATGCAGTTCATGGACAAGACCACACCTCGTGATCTTGACATCATGACTGCCAAGAGTCTGATTATCACCGGGAACTATATGCACTACTTCCCTGAGAAGGACGGGCCTGCAATCGGCATCCGTCTGGATCAGTACGTAGTGAAGAGGGATACCTCTGGTAATCTGCTTGAAGTTATCATACAGCAGAAGAAAGCATTCGGTGCAATGCCACAGGATGTCCAACAAGCCATCCGTGCGATGCCTCGGAACAGACATCTCTCAGAAGACACTGAGGTTGAGCTGTACACAGGGGCACTGCGACAGTCTGATGGAAAGTTCAAAGTGTGGCAGGAGTGTCTTGATACTCGTATCGGGACCATGTACACCCTAAAGGAGGATAAACTACCCTTCACCATCCTGATGTGGACGCACGTTCATGGAGAGGATTACGGGAGAGGTATTGTCGAGGACCACGCTGGTGACTTCTTTGTTATCCAGCTCTTGTCCGAAGCTATCGCCAAGGGCATGGTACTCATGGCAGATGTCAAGTACATCGTAAAGCCAGGGAGCTACACGGATATTGAGCATCTTGTCCAAAGCCCAACGGGTGAGTTCATTCATGGCAACATAGACGACATCGGGGTTCTGCAACTAGAGCGGTACGCAGACTTCACACCTATCTCTGAAGTTCTGCGCGAGTACGAGAGACGTGTTGGTGAAGCCTTCATGATCTCTCGGGCTGCGCGTCGTGATGCCGAGCGTGTCACGGCTTACGAGATTCGCCAGGATGCAGCAGACCTTGAGACTTCTCTTGGTGGTATCTATAGCCACCTTGCTGTGCATTGGCAGAGGCCAAGGGCTTACCGGCTTCTCAGGATGTCTCTGGATAATTCAGATGCAGAGATTAACCTAGAAGACTTCGACCCTGAGATTATCACGGGTACTGAAGCTCTTGGAAGAATGAACGAGCTTGACAAGATCATGCAGTTCACCGAGATGCTACAGATGACCAACACATGGCCTGAGACCATGCAACAACGTGTGCAGTGGGATAGGTTCAGTGGCAAGGTGGCTGCTGAGATTGGTCTGGAGATTGACTGGCTTATGTCAGATCAAGAATACCAGCAGATGATGCAGGCCCAGCAAGAAGCACAGATGGAACAGCAACTGGCAGCCGAGGCTAGTAAAGCTGCACCTGATATGATTAAACAAGGAGCGCAATGATGCAAACTGAAGGAGACAACCCTACTGGGGCTGCACCTGAAGGTGCTGCTACACCTTCTGCAACCCCTGGTCAAGACCCGACTACCGATCCGGCACCCAGCCCTGCACCTGTGAACGAGGGGTCTACACCTGTAGACAACGGAAACCCTACCGAAGGTGCTGGAAGCCAGACAACCCCGGATGGGGGTCAGGGCGGAGCTACCTCTGACCCGGCACCAGCACCTGAGCCCTCTGATCTTCCTGAGGAGCTGTTCTTTAACGGACATCCCGTTCAGGTTGAGGTTCCTGAGGAGCTTGCAGGGCAGCTCAGTGAAGCGGGTGTAGATGCAAACAAGGTGATCTCTGAGCTGTACGGTAAAGACAGCGACTTCACCCTTTCCGACGAGACCCGTGCCCCTCTTGATGAGAAGTTCGGAAAGCCTCTGGTTGACACATTCCTCCAGGCCCTAAAGGCACAGAACGAACACGCTCTGCATCTCACGGAGTCTCAGAAAGCTGAGGCTGAGAAGGTACAGCAACAAGCTGTGGAGTGGAGCAACGAGCTTGTGGGTGGTGAAGAGAACTGGGATGCTATGTCGTCCTGGGCTGAGAAGAACCTTGAAGATTCTCAGATTGATGGCTTCAATAAGGCTATGGAGTCGGGTGATAAGTACATCCAAGAGCTTGCTATCAAAGACCTTCAATCCAAAATGCAGGGTCAAGAAGGCGATTCTGATTATTCCCTCGTAAGCGGTGAGGCTGCTACTGAAACAGGTGGTGGTGCTTTGTCTGCCAATGAGTACCTGGCAGAGATGACCAGCCCTGAGTTCACCAAGCTGAAAGGTCATGACAGGATTAAGGCGCAACAGGCTCTCGATGCACGTCGTCGTTTGGGTCTGAAGCGAGGCATTTAAACGCCACTATAAGAGAAAGGCGTCTTTCAATTACAGAATAAGGAGGTAGAAATTGTCTTCTACTAATGTCGTTACCAATCCGGCGGTATCCGCATCCGGTGAGGTAGATACGCTTCTCATTGAGAAGTTCACTGGCCGAGTCCGTGAGTCCTATATCCGCCAGGAAAACCTCCTGCGGTTCTTCGATGTTCAACAGGTTGTCGGGACCAATATGGTTTCCGAGAAGTTCATGGGTGACACTGAACTCCAGATTCTGTCTCCGGGCCAAGACCCCGAGGCGACTGGTAACGAGGTGGACAAGAACGCCCTGGTCGTGGACACCACCGTCATTGCTCGTAACGCAGTGGCCATGTTCCATGATATTCAGAACGACATCGAGGGTTACAACTCCAAACTGAGTAACAACCAGTCCAAGCAGCTCGCTCGTCTTGAGGACGAGATGGTTGTCCAGCAGCTCATCTACGGCGCTCAGTCCAACACTGCTGCTGTTCGTAACACTCCTCGTGTTGAGGGTCATGGTTTCTCTTATCGGATTCAGATTTCCGAGGACCAAGCAAAAGACCCGGAGAACATCCAGGCTGCTATTGAGCTGGCCATCGAGAACATGATGACTGGTAAGGATGGCGGTGACGGTGTTGACCCTGATGATATGTACATCATGCTGCCGTGGCCTGAGTTCAACATCCTGCGTGATGCAGAGCGCATCATCAACCAGGATTACCAGACCTTCGCAGGTGACACCGTCTCTGGCTTCGTTCTTCGCAGCTTCAACGTACCGATCATTCCGTCCAACCGCTTCCCGAAGCTGGTTAACGGCAACGTGATCTCTCGTACCAGCAAGCTGAGTAACGCCACTAACGGCAACCGTTACACCGCAAGCGAAGAGCAGGCTAAGGCCAAGGCGCTGGTCTTCAAGCCTGATGCACTGCTGGCCGGCAAGACCATCGACATGACCGGCGACATCTTCTGGGATCGTCGTTCCAAGTCTTGGTTCGTTGACACCTACCAGGCAGAGGGCGCAATCCCGTCCGCTTGGGAAGCTGTGTCTGTTGTGGATACTGAAGGTGACACCGAGAACACCGAAGTAACCGCACGCGCCAACCGCAAGGTTGTCAAGACTCGCTCTGTCGAGTAACAGGTAGTCAATCGCCCTGTCCCGTCCTGGGGCAGGGCTTTTTTCGTTAGGAGGTATAATGATTGAACTCTTGAATACCAAACTGGATGCAGTTAACCTGTGTCTGTCTGGTATCGGACGAGAACCTGTTGCCACTATCGAGACCGCAGACTTGGATGCAGCTATGGCGCTGGCTATTATCGACCAGACTATGCTGGACATCCAGATGAACGATGGCAAAGGTTGGTGGTTCAATAAGGAAGATAGGTGGAGACTTGAACCTGATGAACAAGGTCGGATCACTCTCCCAAATAACACCCTCAGTATCCTAGAGGCTAGAGGTAGCTTCCATGACGTAGGAAACAGGCTCACTGTCAGGGGTCGTAGGGTCTATGACACAGATAACCACACTTATGACTTGAGTGGTATTGTTGATCGGGATGGTAAGATCGAGTTCAGACTCATTCTTTTGCTCTCTTATGAAGACCTTCCCGCTACTGCCCGGTCTGCTATTGCTTGGAGGTCTCGTCGTTTGTTCGGTGATGATACTGTGGGGGATGCTAGCCAGAGCCAGAGAGACCAGCAGAACGAGATGCGTGCTTATCGTTCCCTGGAGGCAGAGAACCAGAGGGTCACTAGGATGAACTATCTTAGAGATAACTCTCAAGTCAGGAGTCGTCTAGGTCTCATCGGTGGTGTTAATAATATGTATCGTTAAGGAGGTTATATGGCTCTTCACACAGGAGCTTGGGGCAGACCTATCCAAGGTATCTCTCAACAGCCCCCTAAGGTTAGGCTGGAAGGACAATGTACTGTCCAAGAAAATGCTATCAGCTCTGCTGTGAACGGGCTGTACAAACGTCCTGGCACTCGTCTGATTAAAAGGTTATGCGAAAGAACATTCCCAGAAAGAACTAAGCTCCATTACTATAACAGAGGAGAGGATGAGCAGTACCTCATCGCTATTGAGCCTAACGAACTCCCTCGTGTCTTCGACATGGAAGGAGATGAGCTGGTAGTGGAGAGCAGCGCAAGCCTGTCTTATCTCAGCACACCCGACCCTGAGCGTCATATAAGAATGACCACCCTGAGTGACTTCACCTTCATGGCGAACTCTCAGGTAACTCCTTTGGAGTCGTCTTCTTTATCAGGAGAGCTAGAGCCTGAGATTATCTTGTACCTTCAGTTCGCAGATTATGGCAGGGCTTATAGGGTGTATCTGAATGACACTCTTGTTGCTTCTTACAGAACACCTGACGGTGACGAGTCAGACCATATACGGTTCGTAGATACCAATAGGGTTCTAGGTATACTCATGGAAGGGGAGTCAGCAGACCCTAGCGCAGGGAGCGCAAGTGGAGTAGGTCTTAATAATATCAGCGGATACTCTGCAACCCTGGAAGGTAATGTCGTAATCCTCCGAAGAACTGATGGCGGCTCCCTTGAAGGAATATCAACAACAGACGGTGCAGATGGAAGAGACTTCGTTGCAGTCAAGCACAGGGTGTCTAGTGTAGAGAACCTACCTCCTTTTGCCAACGAAGGGTATAAGGTCGAAGTAGCAGGTTCAGGTACTTCGGATACTTTCTGGCTTGAAGCCCAAAACACGGAGGGAGGTTCCACAAAATGGGTTGAGACTATTGCTCCTGGTGTCTCTGTTGGGATGGATGCAAGTACGCTACCTCATGCCTTGGTAAGGGACAGGTTCGAAGGTGGTAAGGCTGTCTTTGTTTACCAAGAGGTTGACTGGACAGATAGAGAAGTAGGTGACGATAACACAAACCCAATGCCCTCCTTCATCCAAGACGGCGAGCCGATCAGGAGCCTTGGAACTTTCCAGAATAGGCTGTACTTCACAGCAGGTGAGTCTGTTATTTACAGTCAGAGTAATTTCTTCTTCAACTTCTTCAAGAGAACTGTGAGAGAAGACCTTGATGATGCTCCTGTTGATGTGTACGCAGATACTAACCAAGTAAACGTACTGTATAACTCTGCTGTTCTGGATGGTGATGTTGTATTCTTTAGTGAGAACGGCCAGTTCCTGCAATCCGGGGAGCAACCCATGACGCAGGATAATGCAACACTTAGGTTTGCTAGTTCCTTCGAGAACAATGTCCAGGCACCTCCTGTAGCAGCCGGGGATGTTATCTTCTTTGCCTTTGAGTACGGAAAGTTCACTGGTATTCGTGAGTTCTATACAGACAGCTTCACGGACACCAAGAGGGCTCGTCCTGTTACAGACCATGTGGATCAGTACATTCTTGGGCAAGCCAGGTTACTTGCAACTAGCACGAACAGGAACCAGCTACTCGTGCTGGCAGATGACCCAGAAGTAGTTTACACATACACATGGATTTGGGAAGGACAAGAGAGGGTTCAATCTTCTTGGTCTCTTTGGAGATTCCCTGATGCAAAAGTCCGCTTCATCTCCTACGATAAGGAGACTATATACTTCGTCATTGAAAGGGATGGTAAGACTTATCTTGAGTTCTTTGAAACAGGAGACCCCGATGATTCGGGTCTGACCTTCCCAGTTCGACTTGATAACCGATTCGTCTCAGAAGCTACTCTTGTCAATGGCTATTGGGAGTTCGAAGCTCCGTATGAAGATGAGAGAATTGTCTTCGTAAGGGGAGAAGGAACACTTGATGCAGGTGTTACTATTGATGCTGAGAAAGTAGGCACTGGACTGTATCGTACATCAGAGGAACTTTCTGACAATGCATCAGTTTCAGTGATCGGAGGTATTCCCTACGAGATGGTTTACGAACCTACCATGCCCTTCATTAAGGATCAGAGTGGGAAGGTTATAGACACAGACAGGCTGATTATCAATGATGTCAATGTCAACTACGATCTAACAGGTCTCTTTACTGTCCTTGTAAACAATGACTGGGGTGTCTCAAGAGAGTACCAGTTCAATGGAAGGAAGATTGGTGACATCTCTAACATAGTTGGGTTTGCTCCTCTTGAGCCAGGTCAGTTCAGCTTCCCTGTTCGACAAGACTCTGATAAGACTACCTTTCAGATCAAAACAACAAGCCACCTGCCTTTCCAACTAAGAGACCTCGAATGGAGAGGAAGGTTTAGACAACGCGGAAGGAGGGTGTAATGGCTGTAGCAGCAGCAGGGGCCTTTATGGCCAGTAATGCAACTGCCATTATGACTGCAACGGCTGTTGGCTCTTCTTTGATGCAAGGCATTGAAGCTAGGAACCAAGCCAAGGCAGCCAGAGAGCAGCAGAAGAGGCAGAATGAATCTGCTATCGAAAGTATGCAGCACCAGTACGGGGTTCTCAATGACAATGAAAGAGAATCCCTTAGGACTCATCTTGAAGAGTCTATGGACATCCAGGGTGAGTTCGCCAAAAGACGTTCTCAGTTGAACCTGATGTCCGCAGCTTCTGGTACTGCTGGTCTGAGTGTAGACAACCTGATCACAGGGCTTGAGAGAGACAGAGGACGGAACATGCAGACTGTCCTCCGCAACCAAGACATCGAGCTTAGGAACTTCCGAGAGCAGGCTGAGTCGATCAGGACAGGCACAGCCGGTAGGATGGATACACGTAAAATCCAGAGACCTAGCTGGCTTGAGATCGGACTCAACACCGCAGCAGAAGCGGGACAAGCGTACATGCAAGGGCAAGGTATTCAAGCCAACCTTGGGCAGACTGGTGATCCTCATGCAACACTGGGAGGCTCCGGTCGTTCCAGTGGTGGCATCTATGACAACATCAGAGGAGGTGTGTAATGCCGCAAGGAGGTATCACACGGCAGACCATCGAGAGCTTGCCGCGTAGGCAACAGCAGACCAGGCAGGTGCAAGCAGCCGATACATTCGTAGCGCCGCAGGAAGGCCCTGAGGAATCCAGGGCCTCCCGTTTGGTCAAGGCTTTGCATAACTTCACAGGCTCTGCAATGGATGTTGCTGTCACAGAGCAGCAGAAGAAGATCGAGCTTGATAAAGTAACCCAACAGCAACGGGCCTTGCAGGGGCTTGATCCTACCGATGACGCAACCAACGCAGGTATCCGAGCGTATCAGGTTATCAACATGCGGGATGAAGTCCTGCGTGCTAATGCAGAGCTTGGCGATTGGGTACGCCAGAACCCGGATGCCGATGACGAAGAGTACGAGATCGCCTCTCGTGAGATTTACTCTGACATCCTGAACAAGTACGAGGCAGACCCTGAGTTGTCTCAGGCTGCCAGTAACAGGATTCAAGAAGCCCAGGTGCAAACGCACCAGATTCGAGAGGCAGCCGCAAGGGAGCATCGTCAGTACGTAGCTCAGGAGAAGTTCGGCCAGGTTATCGAGAACTACCGAGAGGCTTCGCAAACACCTGAAGAACTCCTGGCTGCCATTGATGGCGGCAGTGTGTACACCGAGGGCAGGGCTATCGGTATCACCGATGAGCAGCAGCGTACCATGCTGTTGCAGATGGCACAGCTCGATGCCCAGACAGGTGACGGTCGTATTCTACAGGCCCTGGAGCAGACTGAGTGGGCTGGTCGTGATCCTCGTGTGGCTAAAGCCCGAGAGGTGTACGATACAGTACAGGCCCAGGAGAACTCCGTAGCCATCGGTGCCAGGCTTGGCGAGATTCAGATGCAATGGAAGACTCGCTCTGCCTCGTGGGAACAGACTGAGGCAGCTCTTCGCCAGCTTGAGCAAGAGTACCCTGGTTTCAACGCAAGTCCGAGCATGGTAGCGAGTCTGCGACAAGCAGGGTTTGCTGCACAGCAAGAGGACAACACCGTGTCCTCATTGATTCAAGATGGGCTGAATAACTGGAACAACCCTGACTGGGTTCCGCCAACCCTCGACCCTCGGTACGCAGAGTACGGAGGAGAGATTGCATCTCAAGGCTCTGAGCTTATTCAACAGCAAGTTGAGAGACAGGTTGCTACAGGTGAGATTCCAGAAGAACAAGCACCTGCTGTTATTATGCAGAGGCAGCTTGAGTTCGGCAGGAGATTCAACGTAGACATGCCGGGTGTTCGTTCTGTTGTGAACAACACTAGGTACATTACTCCTGAAGATGTCACAGGGGAGCAGATAGACGCAAGAACGCAGTCCTCTCTTCGTACTATTGGTATGATGAACGACGAGGACATCCAGAGATACGGAGATAACTCAGAGACCAGAGAGCTATTCCGTAACTATCAAGCACTCAGGGCCAGCGAAGAGCCCGATGGTCAGGCTTGGGCCGCCGCACTTTCTTATGCAAGAGGGGATTCCAGACTAAGCCCCACCGAGCAGTCCGAGCTGATTGAAAGCATTGAGTCAGAGGTTGACACTAGGTTCGGTCGTCGTATCTTCAAAGGGCAGTGGTCTAACATGCCTGAGGCTACTAAGACTTTCATGAGGGATGAGGCCAGAAGGCTGACAAGGATTCATGTGGGTGCTGGTGCTATTGATGCAGATAGGACAGTAGATGCAGTTGCTAGTGAAATTGAGAGCAGGTACACTCTTGTAGGCTCTGATACCTTTGCTACTATCCGTCCTGAGATCTTAACTCAGTACACTCAGGTAAGGCCGAACGACCACTCTGATATGTTTGCTTGGTACTTTGAGAACAACAGAGACAACCTAGTGGCAGAGGCTGCTGATGATAACCTTGACCTGGATAACGTATACTTCCACGTTTCACCTAATGGACATCTGAGCGTCCGTGATACAGGGACTAACAGACCTATTGCATCTGGTATTAGGATAACTGATCTAGGCTCAGAGTTCAGAGATGCAGTAAGAGAGCGTAGGGTGAGTGAAGTACTTGCTCGTAGGCAGCGACGTATCCAGAGAGACCGGGCCATCGAAGAAGGAAGGCCGGTCGATAGGCAGCAACCAGAAAGACTTGAGGATACTCCGCTGAGAGGAGACCCGCTGCTGCCTGAGTTTAACTAATAGGAGGAAAGATGGCAGACCAAGAGAGAAGGCTAGACCCGATCTCTCCCGACCGTCAATGGCAGCCGTCTACAACTGTAGACTACTCACGGTTCCGTGAAGAGTTCCAGCAAGAGCAGGAATGGAATAATCGTGAGAGGATGTCCAGTAGTGATCTTTGGAGCCTGGCTAGGGAGAATGTAACACTCAGAGCTGCTGCGGATCGGCAGCTTGAGACTCAAGAGTACGATCCTGATTTCCCTATTGAAGATAGAATCCGTCAGGTCAGTGATGACTATGATGATCGGGAGATTGACTTTCTTGGTCAAGCTGTTTCTCTCCAAGACTGGGAAGCCAGGGTAGAACAGATTGCCGAGGATAGGGAGAGGCATCGAAAGTTAGCAGAAGAAGGGATAAGAGGGATGGGATACCAGTTCATGGCTGGTATGACAGATGAAGCCCTACTGCCCCTTTATGTAGCAACCGGCTTAGTGGGCGGGGGTGTAAGAGGCTCCGCTACTATGCGTGCATTGCGTGCAGGTAGTTACGGTGCAGCAGAGGGTGCAGCTATTGAAGCTGCCCTTATGCAGACAGATACACAAAGAGATTGGCAGGACGTTCTTCTAGGCGCTGCTGGCGGTGGTCTTATCTCTGGTAGTGTCAGTCTTGGTGTCAGTGGATACCGCAGACTTAGGCATGGCAAAGAGCCTGACCTTGATGTCAACGCACACCAAAGAGACCCAGAGGCTGCTCAGTTAGCTCAAGAGCTGGATCAAGCTGTCTTCCGTAGGGCTCAGGACATCCAAGCAGGCAAGGCTATTGATGAGATAGAGCAGGCTATTAGTATCGAGAACCTGCAAAGCATTGATGGCCGACAAGCCCTCATGGATGAACTCATGCCCCTGGCCGAACAACGTATGTCAAGAGGAGCAAGGAGAGAGCTGGAGGTCGAGCATCGACGTTTGGCAGAGCAAGCCAGAAGGCTCAGAGAGGAGCAAGACGGAACACCTGCTCTCGACCCTGGAGGCACTAATCGACAACGCCTACGCAAGGCTGAGGAGCGCAGGGCCAGGCTTGAAGAGATTCAAGAGCGCATGGCTCCTGTCCAGCGTAGGATGGATGAGATCGAGGCTCGCCTGAAAGAGGACCAACCCCTCCGAGATGCATGGGCCGACATCTCACGCCTTGCACAAGGACAAGTACCTGAGCATCTGGCAGAACGCTTGCAGCAGCGTATGCGTGAGGATATGAGCCCTCTGCGTAACAGAGAGTTCGACCGAGCAAGAGAGCTGGCAGCAGAGGCTACTCGCCTTCGTCAGGAACGAGCGGCGCAGACCGAGGAGGTCAGCACAGACCCTGACGCCCCTGTCAGCCAAGTGGGCGCAGCTAGGGCAGAGGGAGCTACTAACCCGGAGGATACCTTCGCAGTACGAGAAGAGGGCCTGATCGAGGACCATGTTGCTCGTTCCGCCCAGCATGGCAACACCCTGCCAGAGCCTGATCTACTCCGTAGACTGGCAGGACTCGGCCTGAAAGGGCTGTCCAGTACGTACAGCAGGCTTGCACAGAGTCCCAGCAGCATCATGCGGGGTCTTGGGCACATGCTCCTGTCGGACCCCCAGGGAGCTGGTAGGGGTCATGTTCCGGCTTCCATTTACCAAGACACCTTCATGAACAGGATCATCCAGGCAGCGGCGGGAGAAGAGTACGATGCCCGGATGGATTGGGCTAGGTCCAAGGGTATTCCGCATGTTGCTGTCCTGAACAACGATACTCGCATGATGGAGTTCGATAACCAGATCGTCCTGGCTATCCGAAGCGGGGATCATGATGATCCTAATATCATGAAGGCAGCCGCAGCTCGTCAGCGTATGTTCAGCGAAGCTCTGAAGATGCGTAAGCAGTACGGTGTTCGTGGGTTCGAAAATGTTGAGGACCACCCTGCTTACTGGTCATTCCTTCCTGATGGCTCCAAGATGCACGAAGCTGTTCGCAAGTACGGAAGAGAGCAGGTTGTTGAGACCTTAACGGGTGCGTACATGAATGGGAGGTATCGTATCCCGGAGAGGACTGCAAGAGTTCTTGCAAATGCCCAGTACGCCAGGGCTATAAATAGAAGCCTTAAAGCAAGGTCAGAGGTCAATAGCATCCTTGGCGGTAGAGACCTTGAGAACCTAAGGAATGACCTCAAGAGTGTAGGGTTCGATGATCAACGTATCGACGATATGATCGAAACCTTTCAGAGAACGGACATCGAGCAGAACATCTCTGATCGTGCCAAGCTGTCTCTGGGTGCGAGTATCAGCCATAGTCATAACGGACTCCGCATGGTTGACCTTATCGACACCAGCCATAACGTAGCTCTCCGGTACAGCCGAGAAGCTAGTGCCGATGCAGCTATTGCAACCCAAGGTTTCAAGTCAAGGTTCGAGCTGGAAGAGACTATCCGAGAAGGAGAGAGGGTATCCAAGAACATCCTTGATGACCAGATCAGGGAGGCTGAGAACGCAGGAAATACTCGTCTAGCCAAAGACCTTAGGAAGCAGTCCACAGAGGTCAGTGCTGATGCCGAGATCATGATGGAAAGCATCAAGATGATGTACGGACAATCTTTGGATGTCCGTTCAGATGGGTCTATTAGTCCTATCACTCGGGCAGCTAGGATGTCTGGTAAGTACACAAACATTGTTCGCCTGACTTGGAACGGTCCTGCATCTATTGCAGAGAATGCCAATGCCCTTGTTAACTTCGGGTTCAGCACTGTTGCTAAGAACACTCGTCTCAAAGACTTTACTCAGATCGGTAAGCTGAGGAAGAGCCCGGAGCTTCAGGCTCCTTATCGTCTACTGGGTGCTTATGGGCAGGAAGGTGCGTTCTATAAGAACCGGAACTACCTGTTGCAGACTATGGATGAGTTCGACCAGAACAAGCTGGAGCAAATCTTCAACAACTACGCTGGCTTTGTTAGCAACAAGACTCAGCTTCTGTCTGCATTCCGTAGTATCCAGCACGGTTCAGAAGACCTGGCACTCCGTAGTATGCTAGATAGGATGACTCAGATCGCTAGAAGAGAGATTACACCCACCCAACGTGATTGGGATAACCTTGAGCGTGCAGGTATGTCTCGGGAGGAGATGGAGATTGTCTTCCGTGACATGCGGGAGAATCCTGAGTACGTGAATGTTGATGGAGAGCAAGTTCAGACATTCTCTGGTGACAATCTTGACCCGGCTCTGCGTGACAAACTGGGTGCAGCAATGAACTCTCTTCTGGCCCGTCAGATGCAGAAGTCATTCGTTGGTGATACTCCTGTTTGGATGAACAAAGCTCTGGGTCAGCTAATCACTCAGTTCCGTGGGTTCTCCCTGGTGGCTATAGAAAGGCAGGTTGCCGCAGGCTTCCGAGGTGACAAGATCGGGATGGGCCTGAAGGTAATGTTCGGCTCTCTTCTCGGCGGTGCTGCTTACTACAGCCGTGCATACGTCAGAGCAGAGGCTTCAGGAGACCCGGAGGCAGAGTGGGAGAAAGCAACCAATCCTGCAACAGCAACTATGGGTATTGCTAACATGACACCGCACCTTGGCATCCTTGGTTTCGGTATGGAGTTAGGTGCCACTGTGGGCCTTCCTGTAGATGGCGCCACAGGCACAAGAGAAGGCGTTCGTCCTATCACAGGACCAGGCGCCCTTCCTGCTGCTGGTGTTCTTGAACAAATGCTTTCTGGTGTACGGGGTACTGTTGGAGGCATGGCAACAGGAGATTCTGAACAGGCTGTTCAGGGTCTAAAGCAACTGTACGGAGTGACACCTCTTGTTAACACCGCTGCGGTAGGTGCAGGCATGGCTCTGGCTAATCAGGTAAGAGATTAGTGGCCACTATAAGAGAAACTAAGGAGGCTCAATGAGTTTTACATACGTAACAAGGACAGGTGACGGGACTAAACGATCCTTCACCTTCTCCTTCGTTGGGCAAGACGAGGGCTACATCAGACAAGATGACATTCTTGTCACCGTAGACGGGGAGCAATCCCCGTTTACCCTTATCTCGCCTAACTCAATAGAACTGGAATCAGCACCTACGTCGGGTTCTGAGGTTATTATCAGAAGAGTTATGCCTAAGGATTTACCTTTCGCTGACTTTTCAAGAGGCAATAACTTCGGACAAGACATCCTTAACAACAGCTTCTTGCAGTTGCTTTATGTTGTTCATGAGCTTTTGGATGGGTGGTTCCCAGAAGGGTTCACAGTAAGAGAGGCTGTAGACTATCTCGAAGGACTTAGGGCTTTCAGTCCTGACCCTAATGATCCAAAGTCTGTTGTTAACTTTGAAGCTGGGGATGATAGGTACGTGGAGGTGCAGGGAGACACAATGCAGGGGAGTCTTAATATGGACTCCTACCCTGTCTTTGTGCGTACCGCTGTTAGTGGCAATGAACCCGCTAGGAAGGAGGAGCTAGACCAAGAACGGTCTCAGCGTATTGCAGGGGAGATTGATCTTAACACTAAAATAAACCAAGAAACGACTAATCGTCTTGATCAGGGACAGCAGATTAGGAATGAGTTTCAGGAAGCAGACGCTAACCTGCAATCCCAGCTAACAGGGAATGTTCCTCTTGAAGCCTCTGCATTTAGCCCTATTAGCTGGCATGACCAAGTAGTAGAAAACAGCGTAATGATCCCAGAAAATAAGAATGCTTGGTCCTTTGGGCCTGTTTTAACTATTGCAGATGGACAAGCAGTCACTATAGGTCAAGGGTCTTTCTGGACAATTGCAAACGGAGGAGTAAATGAGCAAACTTAGAGTAGATGAGATTGAAGATACCCAGGGCAACCCATTTGACCTGAGCCCTAGTAATGTTACCACATTAACAGGCACGCAGACGGTGGCGGGGGCGTTGGATCAGCGGGTTGTTTATGAGGGGGCGGGGCTTACCGTCTTGATTCCCAGCGATTACCCGACGCTGCAAGAGGCGTTTGATAACCTGGCAAACATCAAGGTCGGGCAGGGTGAGATTATCGACTTGGTTATTGAGTCGGGGCATGCGCTGACGAGCGGGGTTAGGCTTGATAACGGCTACTACAAAAACTTTCGAATCTCCTCTCAAGACGAAAGGGTGGAAGTCTCTGGTGATTTTTCATCAGTATCCGGTACTGACATAAATGGGCAGTACCGGAACGTAGTTTTTGTCTTTAAAACATGCCACGCGCCGATTTTTAATATAAAACTAGAGGGCGGAGATGTGGAGGGTTACACGCCATCCGCTCTTTGTGGGCTAGTCGTCGGCGATGGTTCGGACATGTACTGCACGCCGGGCAGCGAGGTTTCTGGTTTTAGCCGAAACGTAGAGATACGGAGGAGCGCGTTTGTCGCTGAAGATTTTATTTGCTCGAGGTCTTACGATTGGGGTTTTAGATGCACGGCGGGGTCTCGTATATCTACCAACGGCATGAAACTGGAAAACTCTTGCCGGGGCGGCGAAGTTGGGGGTGGGTCTCCCTGGGCTTTCCATGTGAGTCGCGGCTCAATTGCAAACTCGCCAGGACTAGAAATAAAAAACTCATTTTCTGGGGGTATAACAGTAAGGCGGTCTTTTGCGAACATAAGTGGATCTGTCGTAGAAAACGCACAGACTTACGGCCTTGATGCCAGAAATGGGTCTTTTGTTAACTACGCAACCTCTTCTGTAACTGGCAGTGGCATCCTGGATATAAGGGCTAGTCAATTTGGCGGCGCTTATGTAATAGTAAGCAACGGTGATTATGGAACGTCAAGCCCTACCCCCAACAATCACACAAGACATGGGGTTATACAAGACAACAACAAGCCCGATTATTTTAACTCTATTGAAGAAGTTGGGGAAAACCAGGACGGGACTTGGGTGAAATATACAGACGGGAGAGCGGTGGCCTACTCCCCTGTAATAAATCTTACTGCTACTAATAGCATCGGGGCTATTTATGCTACCGAAACCAGTGAATCTATCGCCAAGCGGTGGACTTACCCCGTGAGCTTTGTCAGTACGCCTTTTGTCGTTGCGGCTGAGGGGGATGAAGCGCTTGCTTATTGGGCGATAGTGAGGACTTCTTCTAAGGACAGCACGACAGCTGGGATAATTAGCCCCGTGGAGCGGACTGGGGGTCGACCTGTTCTGCTAAAAGCTGAAGGCTTTTGGAAGTGATGCTCTTGTTCATCAGCGGGGGGGTACAGTCGCACTAACCCAAGCTCAGGTGTATATATCCCATTAGACACATCACCCTGCATTGCAGCGCCACGCGGGCGCATAGGTGGAACGAATGAGCGAAAGAGTCAAGCAAACCAAGTCGCTATTCATCAGCGCCGGGCACTCGCATGCCGACCCCGGCGCGGTGGGGAATGGGCATACTGAGGCAGACATTGTGCTCGCCTTCCGTGACGCCGTAGCCGACGAGCTGCAAGGAAAGGTCGTGTTCGCCAAGGACGTCTCGGTTTTAAGTGTACTATGAAATAGGGAGGTGTATTGTCTTCTGAAACCGTTAACCAGATAGTAGACGGCGGCCTACGGGTCGCCCCTCCTGTCACTGTAAGTGCTGCTAGTGTCCTTGGTCTTGGGTTAGAAGAATGGATGTACATAGCCACAATTCTATACACACTCCTACAAGGTTCTTATCTTGCTTACAGGTGGAGGGTTAGTCACAAAAATAGAAAGGAGAAACGTCATGACCAAAAGGACGACTGAAGGAGAACTTGGTTTTCTAAGTAAGCTAGTAACTGAGCTTTATCAAAGGAAGGCGGAGGCAATCCTTAGGAACATTGACGAAGGGATGGATGCCGATATGGCAATCGACCATCGTGTAGTTCAGAGTATTGCCAAGTGGGTTCTGGACAATGGTGTTTACGCTGCACCGGATTCCGAAGACAGCACAAGCCCTCTGCAAGCCAGGCTCAAGGAGATTCAGGAGAAGTCCGGCAAGCGGGTGCTGGACTTCAAAGCGGAAGCTAGAGAGCGAGGTCTGGGTTGAGTAAGCTAACTCTTGAAGACAAGTTAGCGATGTGGAATGACCTAGAGGTTCTTCAACAGACGTTCCCGTATAGCGTCGAAGGTCTCTGGGACTTTGCACAGATTTGTATCAAGGAACTTATCCCAGGTCGGCCTGACCTTAATGCAGCACAGGCCGACATCCTTGAATACATGCTAACTGGTAAGAAGTACCGCATGGTCCAGGCCCAGCGTGGCCAGGCTAAGACGACCCTTGCTGGTATCTTTGCTGCGTTCACTCTGATACACCAGCCGCACTATCGCATCGTCATCTTCTCACAGACGAGCAAGCGTGCCACGGAAATCTCAGGGTGGGTGGTCAAAATCTTCAAGAGATTAGACTTCCTGCACTTCATGCTCCCTGATAAGACAGCAGGTGACAAGGACAGTACAGAGGCTTTCGACATCCATCATGTGTTCAAAGGTGGTGACAAGTCTCCGTCTGTATCTTGTTACAGCATCACCTCAGGTGCCCAGGGTGCCCGTGCAGACCTGTTGATCCCTGACGACATCGAGAGCCTTCAGAACAGCCGGTCTGTTGCAGGCCGTGAGTGGTTGGAAGAGCAGACTAAGGAGTTCGAGTCTATTAACCAGCACGGCGACATCCTGTACCTTGGGACGCCGCAGAGCATGGACTCGATCTACAACAACCTGCCCGGTCGCGGGTACGACATCCGCATCTGGCCGGGACGTTACCCTACAGCCGCCGAGGAGGACGTGTACGGGGAGTTCCTGGCACCCAGTATCAAGGCACAGATGCAGGCCGATCCGGGCTTACGCAGCGGCTACGGGCCGTCTGGGCAGTCCGGTGCGCCCACCTGCCCCGAGATGTTCGACGACGAGCTGCTGATCGAGAAGGAGGTCAGTCAGGGCAAGAGCAAGTTCCAGTTGCAGTTCATGCTGAACACCCGGCTGTCCGACCAACAGCGATACCCTCTGAAGCCGTCTAATTTGATCGTGACGGCGTTCGGGCACAAGGATGGGCCATCCCTCCCGGTGTGGAACAACGCCCCGGAGAACCGCGTACAGACCACTCTGAAGCCGGGTTCCAGGGAGACCGACCGATTCTACGGCCCGATCCCGAAGCCGTACGAGTGGCTGCCATTTGAGCGAAAGGTGATGTACATAGACCCCGCTGGTGGTGGCGCGAACGGCGACGAGACCGGGTACGCCATCGTATTCCAGTTGGGGAACCTGCTGTACCTGTACGATGCCGGTGGCGTGCCCGGTGGGTACGACGAGGAGCCCCTGAGAGAGCTTGTGCAGGCCGCAAAGCGGGCAGGGGTACACGAGGTCTATGTCGAGAAGAACTTCGGCCACGGGGCTCACATGGCGATCCTGAAGCCTATGTTCGAGGTCGAGCACCCGTGCGTGATCGAGGACGACTACAGCTCCGGACAGAAGGAAGTCAGGATCGTTGACACCCTGGAACCTCTGATGGACTCGCACCGCTTAGTAGTCAACCGGGAGTTGATTGATAAGGACATCGAAAGCACACGTAAGTACCCTGCCGAGCAGAGGAAGACTTACCAGCTCTTTCACCAGATGAGCAACCTGACCAGGGACAAGAACTCTCTCAAGCACGATGACCGTATAGAAGCGGTTGCCTCCGCCTGTCGTAAGCTGGTCATGGAGATCGACTACGACTACAGCAGCAAGCTGGAGA